TTTCTGAGAGTCTTTCAAGCGAAAAGAAAGCCCAGTTTGAATCTGGCTTAGAGCTTGTTATTATTAGCAACGTTGATTTTAAGTCGGTATTGAATGGCGATAAGTCAGCTGCTGATCTTACCGGAGCCATGCTATCTGATCTGAATGGGAAAACCGCCGAGCAAGTGATAGCCACTGCTGACCTTATAAGGATAGAGCGCGAGCGAAAGGAGCGCGAGCAAGCTGTTTTGGAAATTGAAGAGTTAAAGAAAAAGGAAATATCTTCAGAAAAAGCAAAGCAGGAATTGCAGAATTTTAGCGTATCTAAATCGCGATTTTATCTGGAAGAGGAAGAGTATTCTTTTCGTCCAAAACCAGTTATCGCAATCACGGTAAAAAATGGAACCCAAAGCGCGGTTTCACGAGCTTATTTCAAGGGTACGGTTTCTTCTCCTGGTCGCTCTATCCCTTGGATAGTTGAAGACTTCAACTATGAAATAAGAGGCGGATTAGAGCCGGGAGAACAGCAGTCATGGAACTTGCTGCCAAATCAATTTGGAGAATGGGGAAAAGTAAATCCTCCAAAAGATGCTGTTTTTACAGTGGAGGTTGTACGTCTTGATGGTGCTGATAAGAATGCTCTGTTCGACTCTGATGGACTTAGTGTTTCGGAGAAGGCACGACTTGAGCATCTGACGAAAAAATACCAGTAAGTTTTATTAGTCAAAACCCGCACTGGCGGGTTTTTTTACGCCCGGAGAAAATGAATGGCCTCGAAATCACTGGGCATGCTTACCCTTGACCTCGTTGCCAAAATTGGCTCGTTCACCGGCCCCTTAGACAGAGCAAGCCAGGAAGCGAAAAAGCGAAACGCTGAGATCGCCAAGTCGTTTAGTAGCTTGGCAAAAGGCGTAGGCGTCGCTATTGGTAGCATCCCGGCAGTCCTGACGGCCATGGTGGTGTCGTCGTCTAATGCCGCTAAGGAAATTTCTAATCAGGCTGCTCTGGCGGGCCTGGGAACCACCGAGTTTCAGAAGTATGCCGCTGGTGCGCGAACAGTTGGTGTCGAGCAGGACAAGCTGACAGATATCTTGAAAGACACCAACGACAAGCTTGGTGATTTTGCGAACACAGGTGGCGGTGCGCTTCTAGACTTTTTCACCAACATTGCCCCGAAGGTCGGCCTCACTGCGGACAGCTTTAAAAAGTTAAACAGCAAAGAAGCTCTGGCGCTTTATGTAACGAGCCTAGAAAAGGCGAACGTTAGCCAGCAAGAAATGACGTTCTACATGGAAGCGATCGCAAGTGACTCCACTGCACTTGTCCCGCTTCTGCGTAACGGCGGGAAGGCTTTTGATGAGCTGGGGCAGGCGGCGATGGATGCCGGTGTCGTCATGGATGAGACGACTATCGCTGCGGCAAAGCAGTTCGGGATAGAGCTTTCTGGGCTTGGGCAATATATATCTTCGGCTCAGACTATCCTTGCCGCCGAATTCCTTCCTGTATTGGCTCAATTCACCAAGGATATGAATACCTCCGCGAAGGAGGCTGGTGGACTCAAGGGGGTTGTTGGCGATCTAGGCGACAAGATTGTCGAGGTGTCTGCTTTTGTTGCTAACGCTGGCGATGGCGTAATACGCGCCTTCAAGATCGTCGCCGAAACGTTAGTTGGAATGTTTTCTACTGCGGCCGGCCGCACTCTGAATTTAGCCTCGCAGGTTAATGGAGCCTTGGGTGCACTATCTTTCGGTGAGACCTCAAAAGAGTTTAAGGCGACATCAGCGCAGCTTGCGGCGGATGCGAAAATCCAATTTGGAGTTGCTGCTTTAGCGGCCGCGGCCATCAGCGAGAACCTTGAGACGCCTCTAGTAGGTAACCAGTTCAAGGAGTACGTGGCTAACGCCAAGAAAGCTGCTGCGGAGATTGCCAGAACCACTCAGGGAACGACCCCGGGTACTGGCAGCGGGGTTGATCCTACTGCTATCGCAGCGGCAGCGGCAGCTACAAAGAAGGCTACATCTGAAGCCGCGGCCGCCGCGAAGAAGATCCAGGCCGCGTTCGAATCCACTGAGACGGATTACCAGCGTCAGATTGCGCTAATCAACACAACCAGCGATGCGCGAAAAGACGCATCGGAAGTGGCCAAGCTTCTATTCGAGTTCGAGTCTGGAAAGCTTGCGGGCCTAAGTGATCAGCAAAAGGAGCGGCTGAAGGGGTTGGCTGAGGAGCTTGATGCGCGCAAGGAGCTCAAGCAGGCCGCAGAGGATGACAAAGCTGTTTCTGCATTCTAAGGAAGTGTAGATAAGCAACTGACTATCGATCAGCGTGCCTTAGATACGCCGTTTCTAAATGCTTATGATACCGACACAGTAAGAGAGCGAGCATTGGAAATGCTCGGTATTGAGCAGGACTATCAGGATCAAATGGCCGACCTCCTGAAGCAGAGAGATGCCGATGACATAACCCAAGAGGTATACGACAAAGAAACTGATGCGCTCGAGGAGGCACTAGAGAAGCGCAAAAAGATGCAAGAAAAGTATTACGAAAATCTTGACCAGCTTCAGCAAAATGGCACCGCTGGGTTTATCAGCGGCTTTGCCACTCAGGTTGAAGCCAGCATGGACCTTTATGGAAATATGAAGGCCGTAGGTGCTGATACGTTTTCCAGCCTTACCAGCGCCATGACCGAGTGGGCCGAGACAGGAAAGCTCGATGCTCAAGGGTTAGCTGCGAGCTTCATTCAGTCTGTCGGTCATGCGCTGCTCTCCTACGCTGCCGCCCAGGTGGCTATGGCAGGGCTGAGTGCGTTTGCTTCTATGATTGGTATTCCTTTTGTCGGGCCAGTTGTTGCGCCAGGCGCCGCTATTGCAGCTACAGCTGCAGCTGGCGTGATGATGACGGCAGTAGGTTCTGCGCTAGATGGTCAGGCTCACGATGGTATTGATTACGTTCCAGCGGATGGTACCTGGAACCTGAAGAAAGGCGAGAGGGTGACCACGGCTGAAACCAGCGCCAAGCTCGATCGAACTCTTGATCAGGTTTCACGTGGCGGATCACCTGCCGATAAAGGCCTGACCGTAAATCTCATCGAAAACCCAAGCAAAGCCGGTCAGGTTGAGCGCGGGAGAAATGCCGATGGGTCGGAGTCTCTAAACCTTTTCGCTGCGCAGATCCGTGCGGGCGGTAACGAAGCGTCAGATACGTTCGAGTCTGTTTACGGGCTCAAGCGAAGCCCTGGCTAAAAGGTGATCCATGACCCCAATCGAACAGTGCTACGCCTCTGGCGGAGACATGATCATAAAGACCGTCGAAGTCCGGGCAGAAGGAGAGAGCGCCACACTGCTGTTTTCTCAGGGCTTCGATGACTGGACGTGCGGTACCGAGGACGGCAGGGAGCTGACCTTCCCGGGTGTGGCGATGGGGGATGCGCTGCCCAAGAGTGACGGCAGCGGATACCAAAGCCTAAACATCGAAATTGATAATACGCTGGGCAACGTGCAGAAGGTCGTCGAGGAATACCGGCTTGCTGGGAAACGGATTTACATCACTCACCGCGAATACCTGCTGAGCGATCTGAGTTATCCAACATCGATTTACCACCTCACGGTGCTGGATCGAGAGTACGCCGATAACACAGCCAAGTTTTCCTGCGGGTTCTTTGACCTGCTGAACATTGGGTACCCGCGAGACAAGCTCACCACATTGGTCGCACCAGGCCTGAAGTACATCTAACCATGCTTAAACACTACTTATCCGCCCCTTACCGGGATGGCGGCCGGGGACCTATTGCCTTCGATTGTTGGGGGCTGTGCATCGCGGTTCGCCATCAGCTACTGGGCCTGCCTCTGCTGCCCAGCCTGGGCGCTGTAGGCAAGGACCGGCTACGTGAGAACACCCACGCTTACCACTGCCTCAAGCAGGGCATGGAAACGTGCCCTCCAGAGGTCGGCGCCATTGCGGCGGTGTTTCGTGGCGCGCTGTGCCTGCATGTCGGCGTGGTGGTCGAGGCTGATGGCAGGCTCAAGGTGCTGGACACCAACCCAGGTGGTGCACGACTGCGCACCGTCCGTGAGTTTGAAACTGACTTTCCAAGGGTGGTCTTCTACCGTGATCGAATTTTTCCCGAACAAGATGGCCGGCTCGGCGCCGATGGTCACGTACACGACTGATCGGCGCATGACGCTGGAGCAGTGGCTGACTGAGCAGTCGCCCAGCTACGAGCGGATGGAGTCACCTCCGATCAGCATTGTGCTGAATGACGAACTGATTGAAGCGAAACGCTGGCACAAGGTGGTTTTCAAGCCGTCTGATCATGTCGAGATCTATCGCGAGCCAAAGGGCACTGACCCCTTCAGCATCACCTACGCCCTGTTCGCAGGCGCGAAAGCGGTGATGAAGATGATGGTGCCGAAGATGCCCGGCATGCCTTCGAACTCCACTGTGCAGGGCAACCCCCTGACCGAGGCCAGCGCCAAGGGCAACAAGGTCAAGCTGGGCGACACCATTCGCCAGATCGCTGGCCACCAAAAGGTATACCCGTCCTACCTGGCTGAACCACGCACCTGGTTTGTTTCTCCACGGGAGCAGTGGGTCGAGATGTTGCTGTACGTCTCGGCGGGGGATCTGGATATCCCTATCAGCAAGATCAAGGTGGGTGAAACTCCACTGATTTCGCTGGGTGCCGATGCCCGCGTGACGATCTATCCGCCTGGTGCGGATGTGTCGGGCGATACCGCATCGATGCTCTGGTACAACGTGGCAGAAGTGGGAGCGAGTTCGAGCGGATCGGCTGGCCTACAGCTGACAGTTTCGAACAGCATCACTCCGTCGGCGCGGGCTTCGGCCTACCAGTTCAATGGCGAAACCATCTCGATCCCTGCGGGAGCGGGTGCGTTCCCTGCCGACTGGGTCAGCGGCTTGGTGATTCGTGCGCTGGCTTACTACGAATACACGGTCATTGATGGTGGGACGGATCGTGACATCGTTCAAGGCCCTCTGGAGATGCTCAACCCTGAAGTCGGCATGCCGATTGAGGTAGTGGGTGCCAACGGCGGGCTGTACATCGTCAACAGCTACACGCCTTATGCGCCTGCAATACCGCCCGGCGCAGGTACTGCTTCAACGCTGCGGGGCTCCAGCGCTCCGGCGCGCAACGACTTTGATGTGACACCGCTGTCGCTCACCGTCAGCCGAGGCGGGACGGCATATCCGGTCACCCTGAACACTGCGACAACCGATCTTGCCGGTCTGGTGTCGGCGTTCAACGCTGCCAAGGGCGCTGCCCCATTCATTGCCAGCGCCTCGCTGGGCCGACTGCTGATCACGGAAACGTCCGCTTTTACCGGCCTGCCGCTGACATCGACGGACGCGACTCTTTTCGGTAGCAGTCCAGTCAGCAGTACCGGCACTGCGCCAACCAGCGGGTCGCCTGAGCAGCCCGCAGAGATGACCTTGAACTATGACGGCGGAGCGCCTGCGAATGGCCTTGCGCTGGGCACGGGCCTGGCCTGCATTGGTCCTAGAGGGTTGCGGTATCGCATCACAGCCTTCGGTAGTTCCATTATTGAGGTCGAGCGTCTGACCTCCGCAGGTGCCGTTGATGAGGATTGGTCTGGGTTCAGCTATCTGGAAAGCGTCAACAGCGTGATCAACCTCGACCCCTCCAGCCTGCAGGGTGGGTACCGCGGTCCCTTCGTCTGCAGCCCGGTCGGGGAGAAGGTCACTGTCATCGAGTATTCCGTCTTTGCGGCCAACGGCCTGATTGGTCTCGGAAAGAAAGGGGACATGTACGCTATTTCATCAGGCCACCAGTTCGAGTACCGGGATGCGGATGTGGCCGGTGCCTGGACGGTATTGCCGAAATGGGTGAGTGGTGCTTCACGTGACGCCCAGGGCTTTACCTTCCGCCATGAGCTGCCTTATCCAATGCGCCCTGAGTGTCGCCTCAAGCGCCTACCCAAGATCGGCGGCGCGAACGCTGACGAGGTCAACGACGACATGATGTGGTACGGCCTGCGCGGGCTGCGTCAGATTCGCCCAACCAG